AGCTCATTGTCCCGAACAGCTCCTGCTGCCCGGGCTGGGGCGAAGTGACCGTCAAGCCAGCGACGACCACCACGACCACCTGACCCACGCCGGGCGGGGGAGGTGAAATTCCCTCCCCCGCTTGATCTTATGAGGAGGATATGACTATGGTTCCATATACAGAGCTTCAGACACGCCTTACGCGGTTCGTTGACGCAGAAATGCTGCCGCATATGACCGGCGGGAAGCGGATCCTGCTCGGCGGATACGCGGCGCTCGCCACGAAGAACGCCGCCGGGATGCTGCAAGGAATGAAGGACAAGCCGCTCGTTGCGCTGACCGGAGCGGTATCCGAAGAAGGCGTGGACGTGGACGCACTCTTTTCGGCGGTTTCGCCGTACATCAACGAGCCGGTGCTGATCTCGCTGCCGGTCGTAGGGGACTTCCGGTTCGACCGCGGCGACTTTGAAAAACTATACCGCTATCTGAAAGGAGAATTGTGAGATGAAGAAAATCCAGTGCCTTGTTAAGGATATGGGCTATGAGCTGGAGGCTGCCGAGCACTACGCAAAGCACGCCCTGCGAAACAAAGACGAGGACAAGGAGCTCGGCGACGTCTACGCGAGAGTGGCGCGGCAGGAGCTGGAGCATTGCGAGCTGTTCCACGCGCAGGCGGTGCGGCTCATCCGCGAGCACGGCGAAGCGCCGAACGAGGCGATGCGCGCCGTCTGGGAATATGAGCATGATCGGATCATGGAGCGGGAAGCAATGATCCGAATGAAGCTCGCGCTTTATGACGGGAGATAAAGCAACCCGTACAGTACGGTGAACTGTTGGAAATTTGTTGGTAACTGACACGGAATACGGCAAAACAGAAAGAAACGGGAACGCCGAAAAGCGTTGAAAAATCAGGGTTATTTCGCGCGGTATCGTGTAAAACTTTCTGTCGAATAAAATTCACACGCATGAGGTCGATGGTTCGAGCCCATTCGTCTCCACCAAAAAAAGCCTGTAATCTCAAGGATTACGGGCTTTTTTATTTTCGGCTTTTTCGCTTTTGTTGGGGATGTGTTGGCAACTGACTGCCTTGTTCACTGCCGCGGAGAGCGTTTCGGGGGAGAATTTGGTATAGTATTTCAAGGTCGTATCATAATCGGCGTGCCCAACGACGGTTTGCAGGATCTCTGGGCGTGTTCCAGCCTCGACGTTGGCAGAGATAAAAGTTTTTCTTGACGTGTGCGGTACTTTACGCTCAATACCGAGGGATTCGAGAAGGGGATAATAGTCTCTCTTGCGGAAGTTGCTTACATCGTGAGCGCCGGAATACCCATCAATCAAGCGCGTGCCGCCGGTATCGAGCGCACGCTGCCGGATGCGTGTGTAGCGCGGAAGGATTATGTCAGGGATTGGAATGCTGCGATCACGACCGGCATCGGATTTGCTGCCCCACAGGATCCATTTGCCGTAACAACATTCCAGCGGGACGGTGAACAATTCGTTGATGCGCGCTCCGGTATACATGAGAAGAAGAATAATGTCCGCCGTATCGCTCTGCGAGGCGGCGAGCTTTGCCAGCTCTTCCGGCGTAAATGTAACGACGGGCTTTTTCTTTTCCGCCGGAAGAACGATAAACTGCGCGTAGTTCACTTGGAGAATTTCCTCTCGGATCCCCCATTTGGAAATCTGGCTCGCAAGCTGCTTTACCTTGTCGCAGGTGCTTCGGCTCTTCCCTCGCATTTCGTCGATGGCGCGCTGCCAATCTTCGGAACGAATTTCTCGAAGTTTTGTGTTGTACAGCGGTGCAAGGTGCTTCCAGGCCGAACAATATCCTTCCTGCCCTTTTTCACCGAGGGTACGAAACTTTTCGGATTGCCAGAGATCGTGCGCTTCCACGAGAGTATAATTATATCTCTCTGTCAGAGGAGTACGCACGAGCAGGGACAGAGCTTCGTCTGCCTCTTTCGCAGTCGCATAGTACCCGACGGTCTGACCGTCCTTCTGTGCCACCCATGGGCGGGATCTCTTCCCTTGCAGTTTCCATACAGAACCGAAGCCGTCGGCGCGTTTGCGTCGGCGTTTTTTTGTTTTTGACTGCTTTTTCCCGCACCAGTTGCAGTACAGCGAGTTTTCCGGGATCTCGCGGGAGCAGTTGCAGCACTTCATTATTTCTGCTCCTTACGCTGCCTGTGGCGGCGGCAGACGCGGACGATGACGAGAACAACCATCACTGCGGCGACGGCGACGCAGAGCATCGAGAACACGGCGCCGAAGCTCCACCGCCCGCGGAAGAAACCGATCTCCGTGCAGCGAAGATCCATCGTTACACACCAGACGACCAGAACAAGGAAGAATACGCCGAGCATCAAGAGAACCGTCCGGAGATATTCGACGTCCCGTTCGGCGGACTCACACCGCGCTTTCCAGTGGGCGGCGTCCCGCCGGGCAAGCTCCGTCTCCGAACGATTGCTCGGCGAGAGGATGCCGAAGGTATCGTCGAGCGAGACGTGCAGCTCCCGGGAGATGCGCACGACCGTATCAATGCAAGGGTTTGTAGATCTGAAGGAGAAAGCATACTCCACGGTGCTCGGCGACAGATCGGCGGCTTCGGCAATGTCCGGGAACGTGCGCGTGCTTTTCGCCTCTCTCCAGCGGTTTTTCAACACGTCCATTTCGTTTTCGTTCATGGTCTCCATCCTTTCATTATTCCCATGGCAAGCCGGGATATATCCGAGGGGTAAAACACTATACTCCGGCTCGCTCACAAGGCGTTCGGTTTTAGAATCCGGGAGAGTATGCTACGATACAGGCACAGCAGGGCGAGCGGGACGCCCTGCGGCGGACGCCCGGGGCGGACCTGTGGCACGATCACCCCGGGCGCCTTGCCCATACTATAGCACAAATGCCAAAGAACGACGCAAAAAGGATAAAAGTTTGTTGTAATATACAAGAAAATGACAGGAAATGCAACAAAACGACAAGGGGGGAAGAAATGGAAGAGCGCGAGAAGATCATAGCGGAGATCCTTGAGCTGCTGAAGGAGGCGGACGAGGAGGCGCTGCGGTTTATCCGGAGCTTTCTGAAAGCGGCGTAGAAGGCAGAAGGAACCCGTCGGAAATTCCGACGGGTTCCTTCTGTCAGTCAAACAAATCGCTGTGTGTGCCGGTGCGGGTGAGACAGAGCGTCAGCTCGCCATGGGATACCTCGTAGATCAGCAGCCAGTCCGGCGTGATGTGGCACTCACGGAAGCCGATATAGTCGCCGGAGAGCGCATGGTCGCGGTTCTTTTCCGGGAGCGGCTTTTCCTCGGCGAGAAGCTGCACAACGTTTTCCAACAGGCGCACGTCATAGCCGCGGCGGACGATGCGCTTATAGTCCCGGCGGAAGGCTGCCTGAAACTTAATCGTCAGCATTGAGCGCCTCCATCAGATCCGCGACGGAATGGAACGGGGCGCTCAAGCCGATGCCGGCCTCGGCGTCCTCGATCGCCTTCCTCGTTTCGGCGTTCGGGATCTCCGCGCCGATCTCAAAGGGGATGCGGTATTCGCGGACGGCTTTTTTCGCAAAGACGGTGACGGCGGCGGTGACGGAAAGCCCCATGTCGGCGCAGAACGCCTCGAACTGCTTCTTGAGCTCGCTGTCCATACGGATATTCATAACTGCGGTTGCCATACTATCAGCTCCTTTCATTTTTGTATATACATTGTATTACATAATATACACGTTGTCAACACAAAAAAGAGAGCAGGGAGTTATTCCCTGCTCTCTTTTTCGTTTGCGATGGAATCGTAGATGTTTTCGAGGACCTGCCATTCGGGGGAATTGGGCTCGAAGCGCAGGAGACTGGTGATGAGCCGGGAGCGGAAGGACTCCGGGCGATCGGAGAGGAGCTTTCGGACAAGCTCGCCCAGCTCCTCGGCGCGGGGCTTGCTCTCGAACATCTCGCCGGTGCCATCGCGGAGCCACGCCTCCCGCACATTGAATACGCGGCAGATCAGCGAGATCACCGCATCGGACGGGGCGGAAACATCGACTTCATATTTTCCGATAATTCCGCGCTGGATGCCGAGACGGTCGGCGAATTTCTGCTGCGTGAGGTCAAGAGAATTGCGCAGCTCTTTGATACGACTGCCAACGGACATAGGCAGCACCTCCTTTCGAGGACACTTTAACAGCCTTAGAACAGAAAGTCAAGAAAAAATGTTCCAATAGAGCAAAAAGGACTTGACAAATGCACTGATAGAGCATATGATTGCACCATAAGAACGAAGCACTGTTCCGGTCAATCGTCCTTTTCGACCGGGAAAGACTCTGATTCTATCCAATGCCAAATTGTCCAGGCGAGCGAAGCAGTGCAGAGAACAGCGAAGAGAACCCAATGCAAAGGCGTGACATCGCCTTTGGTAACGAACAGAGAGGCCCCGGCTATGCTGTATGCGAAATACAGTACACGGTAGACGCGAGCGACCGGGAGACGGATGAAGTGTTTGCCGTTGAGAATTTCAAAGAGGCACAGCACAGGAAGAAACCAAGCAATTTCAACGAGAAGGTTCACCAGATATTCATTGTTCAACGGGCCGTCGAAGAAAGAACGTGGGAGAACGTCGTCGATGAGCCAGTATGCGATTTCATTCGTACGGACTATGAGACCGAAAAACCACATGGCGAGCGGGACAAGGCCGATGAGGAAGAAGAGCGTGAAGTGATCGTTTTTCTCTGGTTTGTTCATTATATCAAATCCTTGAGAACGAAATGGTGCTCCGAAAAGAGCAAAGCAATGCAACGGAAGGGAGGGGAAACGATGGAAAAGGCAAAGGAGCTGCTCATGCAGCAGATGGAGCTGCTGCATGAGAAGGCGAAGAGGACGCGGAAGGTGGACGAGCTTGTCATGCTCACGGGCACCATGCGCGGCCTGTCAGCAGAAATTCGCAATATCGAAGGCAAAGGACCGACGGTTGACTGGCGTCCGTCACGGGTCGAAGCGAAGGGCGCGAACGGAGAACCGCTTATCCTTTGAGCTTCAGGACGCTGTCAAGGATGTCACGCCCGGCGACGGCGGTCACGGCTATGGCACAGCCGGGGACGCCGCCCACCGAGACGCAAAGAGCGCAGCCGAGATCACACGGGACTTTCTTTTCGGCGGTGCTGAGGAAAGGACAGAAGTTCGACATGAGAACACCTCCTTTCTTCGGTTATTCCATTTGCTGTGGAAGGGGGTGAACGGATGAATGAGATGAAGATCACCATTGAGATCGGAGGAACGAAGCGGGAGGTTTACTGTTTCCAGCGGGAAGAGGATTTCCTCACGGTTCTTTCGGTAAGAAAGTGTACGGGTTATTCTCCTTTAACTTACAGATGCACACTTGCAACGGTTCTCCATCTTTGGTGGCAGGGAATGCTTGAGAAAATCGGAATTTCAGATCGCTGAACATTTCGTCCGTGGTGACGATGAAGCCGTCGGAGAACACGGGGATCACATTCATTTCAAAGTCCTTCAGGAAGAACGAGATAAACTCGTCCAGCGTGACGGGGGCGGAGAAGTGGAAGTACGCCATGGTTTTCAGCGGGATTTTGGACATGGAAAAACCCTCCTTTTTCTGGATAAGACCAATATACCAGAAGCGGCGGGAGGATGGCAACACGAAGCAATGCAACGAGGGGGCGAAACGGCTGCGCCGACAGATCACTTTACACAGGGGAGCCTTAAAACGAAAGAAGGTGAGGACATGAGCGAGCGGGAAAAGGAGTTCGTCGAAAAGGCGTGCGCCCTGCCGCCGGAGCTGCAGGAGAAGTTCATCCAGCAGCTCGACGGCGCGGCGATGGCAATTGAGTACATGAAATCCAAGGACAAGGACGAGAAGGAGGTGGGGTAAATGGAACCGACGATGACGCTGGTCGAGCTGGCGGCGGAGTTTCGGGCGCATGGGATCTCAACGTCTCTGGTGACTCTGGGAGACGGGATTGAGCAGGGAGTTTATCCCTTTGCGATCTGCATCAAAGGAAAACAGCGGACGTTCCAGATCTCGCGTTACCGCGCGGCGGAGTGGCTCCGCTGGTTTACAGGGGAGGGCGACAATCCCTCAGTCTCGCCTACGGCGAGCCAGCTCCCTTTGCACAAGGGAGCCTGAACCCCTCCGTCAGCCTTCGGCTGACACCTCCCCTGTTAGGGGAGGCAAGGGAGCTTCGGGAGACATTTCTGAAAGGACGAAGAACAATGAAAGGCATTTGTTTTCTGTGCGGGAACTACGAAACGCTTGAGGAGCACCACATTTTCGGCGGGGCGCGGCGTCCAGCATCGACGAAGTACAAGCTCACGGTGCAGCTCTGCCCGTGGTGCCACCGGATCGACGCGGACAGCGCCCACCGGAGCGGCGAGACCGCCGAGCTGCTGCACCGGTACGGGCAGCGCCGGGCGATGAAGGAGCAGGGCTGGAGCGTGGAGGAGTTTATCGCGCACTTTGGGAAGAACTATCTCGACGAGGCGGAGATCTGGGAGCTGGAGCATCCGAGCCGCGACTGGGACAACGAGGAAGCCTTTCATCTGATCGAGGAGGAGGCGCTGTTGCCGTTTTGAAGGACCCATATATTTGCTACCGGACGAGCTGCCGGTATCACGCCGGGCGCGTGGACGGAGGCGTACCGAGCTGCAATTACTTCTTCATTACCGGGCGGACGAAAACCAGTCTCGGCGAGGCGGACATCACGCGGAGGTGCGGGCTTTACGCGCCGGGGGAGAGGGCGACGCCGGACAAGCAGCTGATCACAGTATCGGCGAAAAGCCCGCCGCGGCGGAAGAAGCCGGTCGTCCCGCGCAAGGAGGATCTCCGGCGGCGCACCGGTGGGAAGAGATACGACTGGGCGCAGTTCCGGGCGCTCTACGATGAGGGGTACACCGACCGCGCCATCGCCAAGGAGATCGGCTGCTACAGCGATACGGTGAGAAACTGGCGCATAGGCGCGGGGCTGCCGCCGCACCCGCACAAGGACCGGATCGAGCCGGAGATGCTCCGGAGGCTCTGGGGCGCCGGGATGAACGATACGCAGATCGCGGCGCAGCTCGGCACATCGCGGCAGGCGGTGCAGAAGAGCCGCGCCCGGCTGGGACTGCCGGCGCACAACCCGCAGAACTCGCACGGGAGGGCGAAGACATGATGACGTGCAGGGACTGCCCGCACATCGCGCTGGAGCAGTGGCCGCAGGGGAAAACGGCGGTACGGTGCTTCTGCGTGGGGAACGGACGGTATTTCGGGCGGGTGCTGGGCGTGACGAGCGCCGGCAATCCCTACCCGGACCGGATCCCGACGCCGGCGTGGTGCGGGAAACGGAGGAAGGAAGCGACGGGGGACGACAATCCCTCGGTCAGCCTGACGGCTGACAGCTACCCTTTACACAAGGGAGCCTTGAATAAGGAAGGAGAAATACGATGATACCGAAGGTTTTAAAGTGCCGGTACTGCGGCAAGCCGGTGATGTTCGTACCGGGACCGAGGGGGCTGCTGTGCGTGGAGGCGGAGCTGACGCCGTACCGCTTCAGAAACGCCGAGGAGAGCAACCGCGACATGGTGACGCTCTACACCAACAACGGCACGCCGCTGCCGGTGATCGAGTGCGGCGAATACGAGGCGCGGGGCAGCGCCCACAAATTCCACTTCTGCCCAAGAAAGACGAGAGAGAGGAAAGAAAAATGAGCCGAAGCAAGGCGTTGTTTGTGACGGCGCTCGTGATGACGCTGATGAGCGCGGTGATCTTCTTCATCTGGCTGAACGGAAGAGGGTTCGGGATCGTGGAGGCGCTGTTCGCGCTTTACGGCTACGGCTCGTTCGCCGCCGATCTGTGCCGCTGGATGCGCATGCCGGACGCGACGATCCTCCGGGGAGGGCGGCATGGGTGAATACATAGAACGCGAAGCGGCGATCAAAAGCAATTTATGAAAGCGATCCTAACGGCATTCGCCAAACACTCGGGTTTAATGTGGGACAAATCGAAGAAGCGCTGCGGGCTGTCCCTTCCGTTTCCGTCCAGCAATGGATCAGCGTCAAGGATAGGTTGCCGGAGGTGAACCGCAGAAGAAATTACCGTCATTGCAACGGATGGGGAAAGCGTCCACCCGATGATCTACGAACGTGCTTGCATCCGTGGTAAAGCGAAATATCGCTGGAAATGGATATGGGACAGAATCTATGAAGGCAAGCCCATTGTCGCATGGATGCCGCTTCCCGAACCGCCGAAAGGAGAAAATGATGGCTGAGTACATGACGGCACTTGTTTTAATCTCGGCACAAAATGCTTCGGAACATCGGAGTTGCAGAGTGGCAAAATACTCCGATTTACCGACGACAAAGGCGGTGATAGCGACGCATAAACCCTGCTATAGCAGATGCCATCGCTGTGTGTGGCGGTGGAATGGGGGGTGTAGTGAATGGCAAGGCTGATTGATGCGGAAAGCACGCAGAACAGAATATACGTTTCGGATTACGTTGCCGAGCAGATGAAGAAGATCCCCGCGGTTGATGCCGTTCCGCGAGAACTTTTTGACAAGCTGCTGAAAGACATGTGCGAAATGTGCTTCATGTGGGGTGATGGGCTGTGTCCATTTTGCGAGTGGAAGGAGTACCGGACAGATGCAAATGAACCGAATAGAGCATGATCTGTGGGTGCGGGCGGTGAATGAGCTTTGCCGGGCGTGTCTGTTTACGAGATGCCCCGGACAGGAGAACTGCACGATGCTCGACGAGAGGATAGCGGAGATGAAGGAGGAGATGCGATGAGCGCTGAATGGAACGCTTTCTTTGCTCTTCGACAGAGGGTGTTTGATGCGGTCAAAAAGGCGGCAGGGGGAAAACGAAGACCATCTGACGGATGGCTCCAGGTCGCCCGAGAGTTTCCTGGCTACTTTTCCGATGAGAAAGATGTCCTGTGGCGAATCACCCTGAATGTATATTCCATCGGCGATCCGGAAATCTGCTACACATATACGGGCAAAACATTTGCTGAAGCGCTTGATAAGGCTGCAAAGGACATAGACGAGATACTGGCTGATGAGCATAGAAAGGCAATCGCGGAATGAAGGAGCGGGTTTTATGGGCGTGCGGGGCGTGCGCCGCCATGGCGGCGCTGCTCGCGGTGCTGGGGCATATTTTTTAGCCGAAACGGGCGGAAGGCCCGTCGCATGGGGATGACCGCCCATGCCTGAGGATGGCAGGTCGGAGAAAGGACGGATGTGTATGTCGGCTGTGGAAAAGATTGAGCGGCAGCAGGCGAAGGAGAAAGGGCGGACCGCCGCGTGGATGGTGGGAGAGCAGCTCAAGGACATGACCCGGCGCGAGCCGGAGAGCGCGGAGCTGCTCGACAAGGATCTCGATATTCCGGAGATGAGCATTCAGCACGCCGAAAAGAAGATCAGGGCGTATGCCGACGCGCACAAAACCGGGAGCTTTGCGTGCGTAACGCCCGTGGAGGCGGAGAGGATTTTGCGGGAGTTTTACGGTTTGACGGCGCGAGCGGAGCAGAGCAGCGCCCCTACGGGCGACAATGGGGGCAACGCCGGGATCATTGATCTGGGGGCGTTTTTATGACGCTCGCAGAGACGCCGCCGGAGGGGCTGCTGGACTGGATCAAGGCGCAGAAGCTCGACTGGCGGGACTATTTCATCTACCGCGCCGGATGGCAGACGGATCCGCTGACGGGCCTGCGGCACAAGTGCGTGGATGCCGTGTGCTCGGCGTGCGGGGAGACGGTGAAGCTCTCGTATGTGCCGGGCGGCGGCTGCGGGCACGCGGGATACAGCGCCCAGTTCGGATTTATGCATCCGGTGAGCGGGGACGCGCTCATAAGCGGCGACAAGCTCGCCTGCCCGATGTGCGGCGAGGAGGTGGAGGCAAAGCATGTGTCAAACGCGCAGCAGCTTGCGCGGTACGTCTGGCCGATGACGGCGGAGGCGCGGGGCGGGAAGCTGCTGCTCTATCTCTGGCGGGTGTGCCGGGATGTGGAGAAGAGCGGGCGCGTCACATGGCGCGTTGATCCGTGGGAGGTATACGCCTTCGGCGGGACGAGCGCCGCACGCTGGCGGCGCTGGCGAAAATACATGACCACGACCTACATCATCCCCGGCTGGGAGGAGCGGAAGCGGTTTGCCGACACGATGTTCGACGTGGATCTCGTGTACTGCCCGGAGGGGTTGGCGAGCGTATACGCGGATACCGAGTGCGCCAACTGCAAGCTCGAGACCTATATGAACGTGGAGACGGAATACCGATTCCCGGTCGCATGGATGAAGCTCTGGCAGCGGCACAAAAACGCCGAGGCGCTGATGGCGCCGAACGCAAGAAAGCTCGCAGCGGCTCTCATCGCCGAGGGGAAGCGCTCTCCGACATATAACAAAAACTGGTCGGAGAAGACCGACGTTCTGCCCGGCATAAACTGGAAGGCAAAAAAGCCGCACGAGCTGCTGCGGATAACGAAGGAGGAGCTTACCTACTTCAACGGCGCGGAGGACGCGGCGAAGCGCTTGAAGGCGCTGCTGCTTGCCCGGAAATATAACGTTCCCTGCCGTCTCGGCGAGGAGGTCACGGCGGCGGCGGAGGGGCGGCAGGAGGACTGCCTGAAGCGCGGCGTGCTGCCGTCGCGGGCGGAGGCGTATATCACCAAACAAAAAAAGCGGTACAAAAATTCGCTGTGGTTCGGCTATCTGCTGGATTACTGGAGCATGGCGGAGATGGCGGGAGAGGATCTCACAGACCGCGACGTTCTGTTCCCGCAGAATCTCAAGCGGGCGCACGATCAGATGCAGGAGCGGCAGAAGCAAAAAGCCGCGGAGAAGCGCCGGGAGGCTTTTCAACAGCGCTATGAGCGCATGAAAAAGTACGCCTTCGAGGACGGCAATATCTTCCTCCGCCCGTGCGAGACGGAGGAGGAGCTCATCGCCGAGGGAAAGGCGCTGCACCACTGCGTCGCCTCCTACGCCGAGCGGCACGCACGGGGAGAGCTCACGATCTTCTTTATCCGGCGGAAGGACAAGCCGGACGAGCCGTGGTATACGCTCAACTTCAACGAGAAAAAGCTCTCGGTGACGGAAAACCGGGGCATGCGCAACTGTGCGCGCACCGACGAGGTACGGAATTTTGAAAACACATGGCTGGAGTGGGTGCGCTCCGGCCGGAAACGGAGAACAAGTGCAGCATGAATGATTTGATCAAGACCGAGGATCTGACGGTTGAGCAGCTGGGCGGCGAGATCCGGCTGCTGACGCGGCAGGCGCGGCAGATGGTGCTGGAATACGGCATCCAGATCGGGTACCGGCTCCAGCTTGCGAAGGACAAGGTAGGCGAGGACTTTGCCGGATGGGTGGAGCGCGAGACGGAGATCAGCAAGTCGAGCGCTTATCGGTTCATCAAGCTCTACACCGAGTACGGCTCGGCGCAGGGCTCCCTTTTGGGCGTGGACAACATTTTCCCAACGTTGGGAAAAATCAGCGTTTCCAATGCTCTGCGGCTTTTAGCCGTGCCGGAGGAGGAACGCGAGGAGTTCGCCCGCGAGGTGGACGCTGAGCATATCTCTGCAAGGGAGCTGGAGGACGCGATCCGCGAGCGGGACGCGGCGCGGCGGAATCTCGAAACGGCGGACCGGGAGCTGAGCGAGGCGCAGAAGGCGCTGAAGGACACCGAGGCAGAGCTTGCCGAGACGAAGGATGCGCTCGAGGACCAGCGTGTGAAGCGCGAGGACGCCGAGGACGCGGCGCAGAGGATGGAGGCGATGCTGCGCGAGGCAGAGAGCCGCCCGGTGGAGGTCGCCATCGACGAGACGGCGGTACAGAAAGCCGTGGAGGAGGCGAAGGCCGCCGCTGCGGAGGAAAAGAAAAAAGCCGTGGCGGCGCTGGAAAAGCGTCTGAGGGCGGCGGAGGACGCCGCGAAGGACGCCGGAAAGAGCGCGGGAGCGGAGGCGGAAAAGGCACGGGCGGAGGCCGAGGAGCTGCGCAAGAGGCTTGCGGCCGCGCAGAGCGGGGCAAACGAGGTGATTTTGCTCGTGAAGCTCGCGCAGGAGAACTTCAATCTGGCTGTGGAAAAGCTGCATGTGATGAAGAGCACGGACGGCGAGACGGCGGACAAGCTGCTCGCGGGGACGAGGAAGATCTTGGAAACGCTGATCGGGAGGTGCGGATAATGGCGTTTGATGATGCGGCGCTGGAGCGGGCGCTGAGGGCGGAGACAAAGGGCGGGCTGACGCTCTGCGGCGGCGTGGGCGAGCTGACGGTGATCGGCTGCGAATGGATGGCGGTCCTGCCGGAGATCGAGCTGCGGGACCGTCTGCGCGGCTCGCTCGGCGCTCTGGTGGAGATGCTGGGGTACATCCCCGGCATGGAAACCGTGCAGATCCGGCGGCAGCATGGCGCGTTCGTCGTCAACACACTGCTGCCGGAGGTCGTGGGGGAGGAAATACACGGGTACATCGCCGAGCGGGACGAGGAGGAGATCCGACCGACCGGGCTGCGGCTGGGGCTGTCCGTCCTGATGCAGAAGAGAAACGGCGAGATCGCGGGCGTTACGCCGCGGGGCGCGAGTCTGAACATGAGAACGACAACAATCACGCCGAACGGGATCGTCCGGCAGGCGGACGAGGACACCGGCGAGCGGCTGTACCGCCGGAGCTGGAGACCGCGGGAGGACACCGATACGCCGGAGATGCTGGCGAAGTGGCGGCATCTGGAGGCGATGAGCTGGTGCGACTGGGACGCGCCGGAGGAATAAAAACAAGGAGGAAAAACCATGGATTTTAAAAGCGCACTTGAAGCGATGAAGCACGGCGAGGCGGTGAAGCTGCCGTCGTGGGGCGGCTTCTGGCGATGGGACGTCGAGAAGCAGACCATTATTATGCACACCAAAGAAGGAAAGGAAATGGACATCCGCGAGACACAGCGCGTGGAATACACGGCGCTGAACATCCTGTCGGACGAGTGGGTGATTGCCGGGGTTGAAAACTGCCCGGCGCTCGGCGGCATAGCACGCTTCTCCTTCAGCGAGGCGATAAAGTACGTAAAACGCGGGATGAAAGTGCGGCGAGCGGGGTGGAACGGACGAAATCAGCACATCGAATTGGCGGTAGACATCCGTTACTACAGCGCCACGGACGCGCAGCCGCGCAATGCGTACCATGAGGACATAGGAAGCAAGACCATCGTGTTCTGCGGGACGCGGGGAGAACAGATCGGCTGGTTGGCGAGTCAGGCGGACATGCTGGCGGAAGACTGGATGTTCTGCGAATGAGGTGCGAAGAGTGCGTACATTGGCCGCCGAGCGCTATGAGCGGGAAACCCTGCTGTTTCTGCTATCCGGGCACGCCGATGAACTATTTTCAAAGGAAGGAGGAACAGAAGGACATGGGCAACACGGAATTTACGGAAAAGGCAAAGAAACTCGTGCGGGAGTACACCGAATACAACACGCCAGACGCACCGGTGTTTGAGGTGTACGTTGTGTGGAACGCCTACATCCTCGGAAACATGAAGGCGCTGCTTTCGACGACCGTTGAAGACGGAATGTACTACGAGGTTACATACAACAAGGCGAAGAACGAGATCTATCTGGACGCCTACAAGCACGCCGAGAACATCTGCTACACCATCTGAAATGCGAAAAAAGCCCGCCGGGAGACCGGCGGGCGGCGGCGTATTACAATTTGTTTTCTGCTTTGATTTCTGCCGCCGGAGGACGGCGGCGGAAATGAGGGCGGAAAAGCCTGCGGCGATACCTTATATAATTCGCGTGCGCGTGCGCGAATTTTTACGGACCTGTTAAAAGGATAACGTTACGACGAGGAGGAAAAGGAGTGTTCGCACTGATGGAGTACAAGATCATTGCCGGACCGGTGGAAGAGATCCGCCGGGCGATGATGCCGACGGCGAGAGGCGGTCAGCGCATCCGGCGGGGAACGAGAGCGAAGAAGTCCAGCATCAAGAAGATTCTTCGGAACGAGATCAACGCGGTGAAAGCCCTTGCCCGTCTGCTCAACTGCAATTTCACGTGCGGGGATCTGTGGGTTACGCTCACCTTTCCGGGGGAAGACATCGCATGGGAGACCGCTCAAGCGCGGTTCGGTCAGTTCCTGCGCCGCCTCCGGACGTCGTATCGGGAAAAAACGGGAGAGAAGCTGCAATACATATACGCGGAAGGCAGAAAAAGCGGAGGGATGGATGCCCGCCCGCATTTCCACATCGTCCTCCCGGCGATGGACTATGAGCTGATCTGCGCCCTGTGGGAGCGGGAATGCGTTACCTACCGCCGCCTTGACGGTCGAGGGGATTATACCGGTGTCGCCCGGTACATGATCTCCAACGCCAGGGGCGAGGCGGGGAAAAAGAAATACCATCCGTCCCGCGGGCTGAAGAAGCCGATCTACACCGAGCCGGTGCCGGTATACGCCTACAGCAAGATCCGGCTCCCGAAGGACGCTTCCATCCGCGAGCAGACCGAAACGCGGGACGAGGAGAGCGGATTTTACTCGGCATATGTCCGCTACGTCCGGAAGGAGAGGGAAAGAAAAGGCAACGGCGCGCGCGTCTCTGCGCGTTCAGATAAAACAAATGTCGGCGGGGCCGCCGCGAAGACGGAGGTGATGCAGCGTTGAAATTCCGACCGATGAAGGGCTGCGGCGCGGTATGGCAGCAGCGGATCATCCACGCCTTCCTGGAGGCGTACCGGAATCTGCCGCCGCCGGCGCAGGACGAAATTCGGAAAACGATAGAGATCACAGCGCGAGGGCAGGCCGAGGGGCGTGCCCTTGTCGCCGTGCTGCTGAAAAGCAAGACGCCGGAGATAGCGAGCCGCGAGACGAGCGTACCGGTGGGACGGATCTATGAGCTGCGCCGGAATTTCTATGCGGCGTACTGGCCGATGTGAGGAGGGAAAAGTAATGGCAAAGGACATTACGCCGCAGCAGAAGCGGTTTGTGCAGGAATATCTCAAGAGCGGGAACGCCACAGACGCCGCGATCGCCGCGGGGTACAGCACTAAGAGCGCCGCCTCGCGGGCATCGAAGCTGCTGGAGACGCCGGGCGTGATCGAGTACCGCCGGAAGCTGGAGAAGAAGCTGTTCGACGAGATGGGCATCTCCAAGGCGTGGATCGGGCTGCGGCTGGTGGAGATCATCGAGCGCTCGATGCAAAAGACGCCGGTGCTGGAATGGAACAGCGTCACGCGGCAGAAGGAGCCGAACGGGACGTGGACGTTCGACGCCAACGGCGCTATCCGGGCGCTGCATGAGCTTACCGAGCACATGGACTTTGCCGAGGAGCAGACCGGCGCGGTCGAGAGCATTGAGGAGTGGATCCGGAAGCAGGGAGGCTCGAAGCTGTGAACCCGTGCATTGCCAAGGACTACATCGAGGGCTGCCTCAAGATCAAGACGAAGAGCGGGGAGGTCGTGCCGTTCCGGCTGAACGACGCGCAGAAAAAGCTCTATGCCGTCGCCAAGCGGCAGCAGGACGCCGGGAAGCCGGTGCGGCTCATCATCCTCAAGGCGCGGCAGCTCGGCTTTTCCACGCTGACGGAGGGCTTGATCTTCCACAGCTGCGCCACCCGCGAGAACGTGAACGCGCTGATCGTCGCCCACCGGGAGGACGCGACGGCGAACCTTTTCCGCATGAGCAAGCTGTTCTACGACGAGCTTCCGAAGCCCGTGAAGCCGATGCTCCGCGCCTCGAACGCGCAGGAGCTGGTATTCGAGAACCCCTCGAAGCTCCGCAGCGAGCGGGAGGCAAAGCCGGGGCTGCGCTCACGGATCCGCTGCGCCACGGCGGGCGGGCGCGGTATCGGACGAAGCGACACGCTGCAATGTGTGCATCTTTCGGAGTACGCATTCTGGCCGGACGGCGCGGACGGGAAAGCCTCCACGCTCGCGGGCATATTGCAGGCGGTGCCGTCCATGCCGGGAACGATGGTCGTCATCGAAAGCACGGCGAACGGCTTTGAGGATTTCAAGGAGCGCTGGGACGCCGCCGTCGCCGGGGAGAACGACTTTGAGCCGGTGTTCTTCGCGTGGTTTGAAAACCCGGAGTACGCGATGCCGGTCGTGCCGGGAACGGAGTGGACGCCGGAGGAGCGGGAACTGCGGGACGCCTACCAGCTCTCTGACGAGCAGCTGCAATGGCGGCGCTGGTGCATTGCGAACAACTGCGGCGGGAGCCTGGACATGTTCCGGCAGGAGTATCCCGCATCTCCGGGCGAGGCGTTTCTCCACAGCGGCACGGGCGTATTCGACAACGAGCAGATCGTGCTGCGCATGGAACGGCTCCCCTCCCCTGCCGGGCGCGGAGAGTTTACGGACGGCGAGTGGACGGAGAGCGAGGCGGGCGCGATCACGCTCTACGAGCTGCCGGAGGAGGGCGTTCCGTATGTCCTCGGCGGCGATACGGCGGGCGAAGGCTCGGACTACTTCACGGCGATTGTCATCAACAACGCCACGGGCAGGATCGCGGCGGCGCTGCGGCGGCAGTACAGCGAGCCGGAATACGTCCGGCAGATCTATGCGCTGGGGCGCTACTACAACGACGCGCTCGTGGCCATCGAGACGAATTTTTCCACATACCCGGTGATGAAGCTGCAGGAGCTGGAGTATCCGAACCAGTACGCCCGCGAGCGGGAGGACACCTACACGCGGCAGATGAAGAAGAGCTACGGCTTCCGCACCGACAAGCAGAGCCGCCCGCGGGCGATAGCGAATCTTGTGGACGTATTCTCCACACACCCGGAATGGTTCACCGACCGGGAGCTGCTCGAGGAGATGCTGGTATTCTGCTACAACGAGGACCACCGCCCCGAGGCGCTCGCAGGAAAGCACGACGATCTCGTCATGGCGGCGGCGATCACCTACGCCGCCCGCCACCAGCAGCGGATGACGGCACTCACGGAGCCGGAGAAGCCGAGGGAGAAGCTCATCGACCAGGTGAAGCGGCAGAAGCGGACGAAAAGGGTGTGGTGAATAAAAAAGGAGGGCTTCTCAGCCCTCCTTTTTTTACTTTCGGTACTTGGAATCGAAAAATTCCTGTTCGGCTTCATCCAGCATATCGCAGGCATCTTGAAGCTCTTGTTTGGAGTATGCCGCCGCGAGCTTTTCCGCCGGGCGGAGACCGTCCCACGCGGGGGAATTGACAAGCATCTGTGCCATTTCGAGTTTTGCCATTCTTTCACTCTCCTTGATCACGAGGGATTCGACGAAGTTGGTGAGCGTGCGGTGTTCTTTGTCCGCCGCTCGCTGGAGTTGTTCTTTCATTTCCGGCGTGAGCCGGAGATTCACACGTTCGGACTTGCTCATCAGATGCCCTCCGCGCCCTTGTGCGCGTGCTTCCATGCCGTGCGGAGAACATCGTTTATACGGCGCTCGTCCTCGTCGCTGATCTCCTCGGCGTCGGGATCGTCCATAAAGTCGCGCATCCATTCCGGCTGCCATCCGGCATCGGAGATGAAGTCGTCGAGCTGATCGGCGGCGTAATGCGTGGCATCGCATTCGAGCATTGCCAGCACCTCGGAATACGGGACCGGGCAGCTCTCGATCTCCTGCCAGTACACCGCCCGCGGCTCTTCCTTGGTCTCGTCGAACAGAACGCTATAGAGCTTGCCGTCCTCGCCGGTGCAGATCGGCTCGAAGCCATCAGCCAGCTGATCGAGCAGCCCGGCGGCGTAGTTCTCGCCGCGGGTGCGGCGGATGTCTGCCAGCACGTCCGCGTCGCACTGCACGGGGGCACCGGTGAATCGGTAGCCGCGGCGCAGCAGCCCGCGATCGGCAGGGTAGTTAACGAACGGAACACGTTTGAATTTCATTTTTTTCTCCCCCTTGATTAAAGATCGTTGCTATCGAATCCGCCGGCAGCGATTCCCGCTGCGGAGTAAGCCTTCCAGTCGATGGGCAGGTCCTCGTTCGCCCTGCTCGGATCAAGATCATCGCGATCAACGCGAAACACCCAGATGTGGCGGTTCTTGCGCTCGCGCTCCGTGAGATGCCGCCACTGATCACGGGCGCTGGAGTTCGCCTCCTCCAGAGTGCGGAACGCGCTCTCCCAGATGTCACCGTCGCCGCTGATCGGCTCGTCTTGAGCGATATAAACGTGATCGAGGGTTGTCCATTCGTTGGCATTCTCGGAAGTAAATTCATTTGTGAATTTCATTTTTGTTCTCCTTTCGGGGTGCCCCCCCTTGACTTTGTACTTACATTGTACACCAATGTGAGTACAAAGTCAAGGGGAAAATAAAGAAATTTTCGTATTCTCTCCGTGTTCGATTCGGACACCGTCCGCTGCACGTTTGTTCTTGTTAAGGGTGTTTTGGGGGTGGCGGGGGCGCTGAGGTGCGATATTGCCGTTGTACCCGTCAGCGAAGATCCTGCATGTGCCACGAATGACGAGTATAGAAGCGGGTAAAAATTCACAGTGTTTTTTGAGCCGGAGCGGGAAAACGCTCCGGTTTTTCATTTTTCGGAGCCGGAACCGCCTGTTATTCCAACGGGTTTGACGATTCGTGAAAAGTAAACAAAAAAGTTATCGGCACAGGACAGAAATGCCGGGTTATCCTTTCTTCAGCGAAACAAATACGCGGCGACGGCAGCACAGTCGCAGAAAGGAAACCCACATGGACGAGAGCATGGAAAACGAAACTCTGGACGAGGGAACAGAGGGCGGAGTCGTATCCGCAGAGACCGGCGAAGGAGCGGGAGAACCCGCAGGCGAAAAGAAGCAGGAGACCGCCGACCCTGCCAGACAGAGCCGGGAGGACAACGCCAGATTTCAGGCGGCACGAAAAGCAGGAGAGGACGCCGGATTCAAGCGTGCGCAGGACCGATTCCGCAAGGCGTTCGCCAAGTTGGGTATGACCGAGGACGGCGGCGACGCGGTAGACTCGCTGGACGGGCTGGAGGCATACGCCGACCGGGTGCGCCGGAAGCGGCTGCAAACCGCCGCGGAGGAATCGGGACGGACCGTTGAGGATCTGGAGGAGGAAGAGGACGCCAAGGAGGCGCTCCGGCAGCAGAAGCGCGAGAAAGCCGCGCAGGACAAGGTCAGAGCCGAGGAGGAGAGACACAACGAGTGGGTGCGGCAGGACGCTGCCGCGTTCGTGAGAAGCCACCCGGACGTGGATCTTGCCAAGCTCGACGGCAATGCGAAGTTCCGGAAGTTCTGCGGGAGCCGGTACGGACGTGAGCCGCTGAGCGAGCTTTACGAGGACTGGCAGGAATTTGCCGGAGAGGACGCCGTAGAAAAGGCAGTCGGAAAAAGCGCCGAGAAAGCGGAGCGCTCCACGGGAGCGGGAAGCGGCGGCGTATCGGAGGGGCTGACGGCCGCCCAGCAGCGGGCGCTCGACGAGTGGAACCGCGAATACCCGCAGATGAAAATGACCGCCAAGGAATTTCTGAAACGCTGAAAGGAGAAAAAAATATGCATCCTATCCAGAACGTGGACGGCGGCAGCGTGCTGCAGACCGCCCACAACTATCCCATCGACGCGGCGACTGCGATTGACGCGGGCGCCGTTGTAAAGATCGCGACCGGCAAGGTGACGCTTGCGGCGGCGAAGGAGACCGGAGCGATTCTCGGCATTGCCGCGGAGTTCCACTCCGGCACGGAGGACGCGCTGAATCTGCGTGCAAACGGCACGGAGATCAAGGTATGCGACAACCCGACGCTGATCTTTGAATGCCCGGTGCCGACGATCAAGGCGGCTTCCGGCAGCGCCACGACCATTGTCCCCGCCGAGGGCAGCGTGGACGCCGCCGCAGCGGACGACGCCTTCAACAACGCGGTGCTGGTGCTGCGCGAGAAAGCCGCGAGCAGCGCCAACACGGACGCGCTCGGCACGCAGATCGTTGTGACGGACTACACGAAGACCGGCACGGTGATGACCAAGGCGAGCGGCGGCACGCCGAGCGCCGGCGACGTGTACGAGGTATACCCCGTGATCGGCGCAGCCATCGGCAGCATCGCGAGTCTGAACGACAAGCGCACGGGTCTGACGCTCGCAGCGGCGGGCGCGACGAAGCTGCGCTGCGTCGGTCACGATTACGACCGTCATACCGTGAAGCTCATGGCCATCGGTCATGCGCTGACTTGATAGGAGGAAAAGAAAGTGCCTAATATTTTTGAAAACTGGAAGACCGACAACTACAAGTTCGTCGGCAAGGCGTTCGACTTTGCGTATGCCGACCGTCTGAACAAGCTCTCCCCCGTCATCGGCGAGGTGAACGCCAAGAGCATCGACTACGAGCTGACCGGATCCGGCGGCTACGGCGAGATGGCGGAGTACGACGGAAGCAATCTGAACACCGGCAGTCTCAAGCGCGGCTTCAAGACCGTCATCACGCCGGTAGAGTACACGCTCTCCATCCCCGTCGGCTACAAGCAGGCGAAGATCGACAAGATGGGCGAGACGAAGAAGGTCGGCTCGAAGCTCGGCGACAGCGCGGCACTCACGGTGTATCTGCACGTGCTGCGCATGTTCGCCAACGCATGGAACGCCGACGGCCGCCACAACGGCGGCGACGGCGTGAGCTGGGCGAACGCCGCGCACCCGGTCGCCTCCCGCGGATCGAAGGGGCGTCGCTTCGAGGCGGACACCGACGCCGGGACGTACTCCAACATCTCCACGGACGCCTTTTCCGTTTCCGCCATCACGGCGGCGCAGGCTCGCGCCAACCGCTTTGTCACGCCGGACGGAATGCCGTTCCTGTGCGATTTTGACACCGTTCTGATCGCGCCCGAGCTGGAGGAGAAGGCGAAGAAGATGTTCGGCGAGAACGCCCGTCTGATGCCGACGCAGAACCCGGAGGACAACACGAACGCCGCGAACCCCGTGTACGGTATGCGCTATATCGTCATGGGCGGCGGTGCGGACGGCTTCACGGGCAAGCAGTGGGCGGTGTGCGACCGCCGCCTGATGAAGGAAATCGTGAACATCGTCTACAACACGCGCCCGACCGTCATGCAGCAGGAGCAGGATAACCCGCTGGTGGATCTGTACACGGCGTATGCCGACTTCGGCGTGGGCTGGGGCGACGCACGCCAGATCATCTTCGGCGATCCGGGCTAATACCGGGAAGACAATCCCTCAGTCGCCTGCGGCGACAGCTCCCTTTACACAAGGGAGCCTTTGAGGGCGGGAGGAAACGATATGATGAAAATTGACCGCGTGCTTGCCGTGACAGCAGGCACGAAGGAAACGGCGGTGGACTGCCACTGTCAATGCGCCGTCGTTTCCAACAACAGCGCGAACGTGGTTTACATCGCGCCGCACGACCCGAACAAGGCACTCACGGCGGCGGCAGGCTTCCCTATTCCGGCGAACACGGTGCTTCAGGTGCCATTTGCCGCCGGAGTGCTTGCCGTCGTAGCGAGCGCGGCAAACAGCGATGTGCGAATTTTGCTGATGGACTGAAAGGAGCGACTTATGGAAAACTTCTGGAAAGCAATCATTGCCGGGATAACGGCTGCGCTCATGGCGTACTTCAAGCAGCTTGTGGTCCCGGTGACGGTCCTCATTGCGGTGATGATCTGCGACTACATCACGGGCATGACCGCCGCATGGATGAACAAGGAGCTTTCTTCCCGAAAAGGGATTCAGGGCGTGATCAAGAAGATCTTCTATCTGATGATCGTCGCCGTAGGCATGGGCATCGACTATCTCATTGTGATGCTCAGCGGAAAGCTCGGCGTGCAGCTCGGCATTAACTTTGTGGTTGGGCTGCTTGTGATCGTATGGCTTATTATCAACGAGCTTATCTCCATTCTGGAGAACAGCGGAAAGATCGGCGTACCGATGCCGGCGTTTCTTATGAAGCTCCTCGATCGGCTGAAACAGACTGCGGAGAAAAAAGCAGAGCTTGAGGAAGCTCCGCCGGATAACTGACATTGTGTGAAGAAAACAGGGCGGGGAGACTCGCCCTGTTTTCGGTAAAAAGGAGGAAACGATATGACGCTCGGAGAAGCGAAAAACAAGGTATATATGCTCCTCGACGAGCACAGCGCGGGCGGCGAGATCGAGCATGACGAGGACATCGAGAAGAAGATGACGGCGTTTTTCGACACGGCGCAGAAGACGCTCGCGCAGATCAAGAAGATCCTCCGGGAGGAGGTCATTGTCCCAACGTTGGGAAAAACCGTCTACGCCATGCCGGAGAATTTCTACTCGCTGTACCGGATATGGGCGGACGGGAAGAATGCGACACGGCGCTTCCGATGGATGGGCGGGAAGCTCGTCATTCCGGAGGGATACGCGGAGGTGACGGTCGAATATTTCGCCATGCCGAAGACCATCCCGGCGGATGCGCCGGACAGCTACGAATTTGAGATCGCGCCGGACGCCTGCGAGTGTATGCCGTACTACGTGGCGGCGCAGCAGCTCCTGCCCGACCTCGTAATGGACTACGGAGCGATGCTGCAGATGTACAACTACCAGGTTTCCCTCCTCAAAACGACGCAGCCGGGCGAGAACCGGCGCGTGACGCAGAGCCTTTGGAGGTGAGAGCGTGGCGAAAAAAACAGGAGTAAGCATCCAGCAGAGAATCTACAAGACGTTCCGGGGCGCGGACTTTTCCACAGACCCGTCGCTGGTGGATTATTCCCGCAGCCCGCTGTGTACAAACATCGTGGCGGACGGCGGCGGGATGCCGCAGAAGCGGACCGGCTGGCGCACGCTATGGCAGAAGGACAAGCCGGTTTACGGGCTGTTCGCCGGGAAGTTCAACGGCACGGAGAAGAAGCTCGCGCACATCGGGACGAAGCTCTACGCATGGGACGACGAGACGGCGCCGGCGGAAATCCTCGCAGGGCTGCCGGAACGGCGCTCTCGGGCGGTTTATCTCGCGGGTAAGCTGTGGATCGTCACGGGAGCGGGATTCTACGTCTACGACGGCACAGCGGCGCACAGAGCGTCGGAGAGCGCCTACATCCCGACAACGGTAATTACCCGGATGCCGACGGGCGGAGGAAAGAGCTATGAGAATGTGAATATGCTCACGCCGTACCGGAAGAACGCCTTTCAGACCGACGGCACGGCGACGGACTTCCAGCTGGACGGCGACATCGACGCGAGCGGGACGGTGAAGGTCTGGGTGTTCGGCGAGGAAACGACGGCGTTCACGCTCGACCGGGAGAAAGGCATTGTGAAGATGGCGACCGCGCCGGAAAAGCCGCTTGCCGGTTCGGAGGACGGGCTTGTGGTGCAGTTCCCGCACACGGTAGAGGGCTACACCGAGCGTATCGACAAATGCACGGTCATCACGACCTACGGAATAGGAACGAACGACCGGGCGGTGCTGAGCGGGAATCCGGAGCTGCCGAATGTGGACTGGACGAGCGGGATGAACGATCCGACGTACTTCCCCGATCTGCTCTACAACGAGGTCGGGAGCGAGGCGACGGCGATACAGGGGTACTGCCGTCTCGGGCGCTCGCTCGGCATCGTGAAGGAGGATAACGGGCAGGACAGCACGATCTACCTCCGGACGGCGGAGCTTCAGGACAGCGAGATCGCCCAGCCGCAGCAGCAGGCAGTCGCGGGTGTCGGGTCCATCGCGCCGGGCAGCTTTGCCTCCCTGCTGGACGATCCGCTGTTTCTCTCGCGCACGGGCGTGATGGCGGTCGCCACGAACTCCTACACGAGCGAGAAGATCACGCAGGGGCGCAGCTTCTATGTGAACAACCTCCTCAACGACGAGGAGAGCCGCGCACAGGCAGAGGCGGTGATCTGGAACGGAATGTACATGATCGCCTTCCCGAACGGCCACGTCTACGCGCTGGACGGGCGGCAGAACAAGACCTACCGGAGCGCGGCGCTCGGCGACTATGTGTATGAGGGATACTATTTCGAGAACATCCCTGCCTCCTGCTGGCTCAACCGGCGAGCGGGAGATACGGAGGAGCTGTATTTCGGCACGGCGGACGGGCGGATCTGCAAGTTCAACACGGATAAAGAGGACATGAGCCGCTACAGCGACGACGGCGCGGCGATCTCCGCCGTGTGGGCGACGAAGTACGACGACGACGGCACCCCGGCGGTGCTGAAAACGCTCTTAAAGCGCGGCTGCTGCGTGACGATCAAGCCGTACACGCGCTCGAGCGCGGAGGTGTTCATCCGCGCCGACCGCACCGGCGGACACGAAAAGCGCGTCGCCGGAAAGCCGATGGACATTCTCGACTTTTCGGACATCGACTTTGAGCGCATCACGTTCAGCACGGACGAAAGCCCGCAGGAGATCTTCGTCAACCGCAAGGTGAAGAATTATAAGCGGTTGCAGATCATCGTGCGCAACAGCGAGCCGAACGAGGGCTTCGGCATTTTCCAGATCACAAAGCACTATGTAACGGGCAATTACGCAAAGAGGTGAAGAAATGAGCATACAGGAACAGAAGATTACGCAGGAAGCCATTGCGGCAAACGGCGTGCAGAGTCAGGCGGATAAGCTGACCGGAACGGCGGCGCAGAACAAGAAGGTGTTCGACGCGCTCGTCACGGCGGTCGTCCGGGAGAAATTCAACGCGCTGCTCGACGAGCTGACCGGCAGCGGGTGCGCCGCGCAGCTCGGCATATCTACGATTACCGGGCTTCCCGCAGAAACGGTGCAGGCGGCGCTCGAGCAGATCATGGACACGATGCAGAACATCTCGCAGGGCGCGGTGCCGAACAGCAGTATAACGCTTGCCAAGCTCGCCGCGGACGTACTTGCGATTCTTAACGGGAAGCAGCCTCTCACGGCGGATTTGCCGGTTTTGAGCGGCGTATCCATGGACGACAAAATTCCGATACAGGATGTGTCCGACAGCTCCGCCGCGGCAATTTCCCTTTATACGCTGTGGGATCAGTTTCAACGAAACACGACCGGAAACAAGACCGGCGTGGTACGGTCTCCGGGGACGAACAAATTCAGCGTAGGCACCGTTCAAACGAGCGATCTCGGAGCAGCGGTCGTTACCGGAGAAAAGCTCGCAGCGGGGGCAGTCCAAGCCGCGCACATCGCCAAGGATGCGGTCACGGCGCAGAAGCTCGCCGCCGACGCGGTGAAGCTGACGTTCACGAATACGACCGTGGAAACGGCGTCGTTCGCCGCGGACGAGACCTACGGGGACTTTCCGTACCGCGCCGCCGTGCCTCTTACGGGCGCGGCGGAAGCGATGACGCCGGAGGTCGTGTTCGGAGTGACGGACGCCATGAGCGGGACATTTGCTCCCGTGGCGGAGAGCTATGCCGGGGGCGTGTATATCTACGCCGCCGAGCTTCCGTCCGCCGCCGTGACGATCCCGACGATTCTTCTTTGGAGGTGAGAGCATGATCGGAAGAACAAACTGCGGCGCCGGAGGCGGCGGAAAGATCACGCTCACGCTCTACGGCGGCAAAGGCGAGGTCATCACCTACACGGGCGCGGAGACCGGCACGGTCACGCTGGACGACAGCGGCGTCGGCTTTGCCATGGTGAAAAAGGGCGTGTACCAGTTCAGCGCCGGTCTTTCCGGCATGACGCTTTCCAAACCGTGCAGCGATGACACAACGGCGCGTCTGCGCCCCGAGCGGTTCATCTACTGGTACGGCGTTCTCGGCGCCAGCATCACGCATTCCGGCACGGGCGGCATCTCGTATGGAGCTACGTCCTTTACGCTGTCCACCAGCGGCGACAACTGGAGCTATGCCAAGAGCGACATCGACTGCTCGCAGGATACAAAGCTCTCCGTGGCGTGCGGGAACGTGACGCGGGTATCCTCCTACAGCCGAATGGAATACGGCAGCAAGGATATTAACCTCGCCAAGGATGCTACGGCATCCCTCACGTTCACGTACAGCGCGTCCAACAAACCGACGCTGCGGATCTTCGACTATCAGAATGCCCACGACAGCGCAGTTATCAAGGAATGGTATCTCGGAAACAGGGAGGCAAATTAAATGAACGGCATCGACATTTCTCAACAAAGAAAGGAGAAAAATTAAATGAACGGCATTGATATTTCTGGGCATCAGCAGGGTATTCCCGTTGGGGAAATCTCCGCAGATTTTGTGATCTGCAAAGCGACACAGGCAACCGGCTACATCAGCCCCGACTTTAAGCGGCAGATGGAGGAAGCCATCGCATCCGGTAAGCGCGTAGGTGCATATCACTACGCCGGAGGTGGAAACCCGGAGCGCGAAGCGCAGCACTTTCTGAACGTGGTGAAGCCTTATATCGGCAAGGCAATCCTTTGTCTCGACTGGGAGAGAACCACGAATGCATCTTTCGGCAGCGGGAATGACGGCGCGTGGACGAGGCGCTTTCTCGATTACGTCAAAGCTGCAACAGGCGTAACCGGATTCCTCTACATCTCCGCCGGTTACAGGGGGTGGCACACGGACACACTTCGCCGATACCGCTTCTGGGCGGCACAGTACCCGGATGACAAATATACTCCTATCCGCGATTACCTGAGCAACCCGTGGAAGGATGATGACTACACTTGCGACATCCACCAGTACGCGGCATCGCTCTACCTCCCCGGCTGGAATCATCGGCTCGACGCTGACAAAGCCTACATCACGCCGGAGGAGTGGGACGCTCTCGCCGCCGGGGAAACGCCGGACGAGGACGCGCCGACGGTGGACGAGCTGGCGCAGGAAGTGCTTAATGGCAAGTGGGGCAACGGGCAGGCGCGGAAGGACGCCCTCGAAGCCGCAGGGTACGACTACGACGCCGTGCAGAAGCGCGTTAATGCGCTGCTCGCTGACGAGGAGATCACCGCGCTTGCGCAGGCGGCAATCCGCGGCGAGTACGGCAACGGCGACGAGCGGAAGCGGAGGCTCGGCGTGAAGTACGACGCCGTACAGAAGCGCGTGAACAAGATTCTGGGGGCATGACATGAAACGACCGAAGAAAAAGCCCGACGATAATATCATCGTCGGGTACGACTATTCCACACAGGAGATGCGGGAGACGACGGCGGACGCGCTGTTCCGCCGGGCAAAGGCGGCGCGTACCGCCGTAGAAACCGAGTGGGAGCGGTACAACGACTACTACAACGGAATCCATGACGCGACCCGGGACATGATCGAATACTGCCGCGACAACGACATCCCATGGCTGCCGGCAAACATGCCGGACCCGTACATCCTTGTCGAAAGTCAGATCGAGCCGAACGTGCCGGAGCCGGAGTTCCGCGGACGCGACGACGATCTCGACAGCGAGAAGGCGAAGCGGCGCGAGTTTGCCGTGCGGTACATTGCGGAGAACAACCGCCTGTCCGACATGAACACGCGCAACGAGCGGCGGCTGCTGAAGCTCGGCGACGCCTTCTGGAAGGCGTACTGGGATAAGGATATGCGCTGCGGCGTGAACGAGGGCGACATCCGGATCAAGGATGTGCCGACGGAATCCATTTTCCCAGATCCGTCCATCCGGGACGGCACACTGCAGGACGGGCAGTTTGTGGACTATGTATACACCATCCACAAGGTTAGGTTCTGCCAGCTCTACAAGCGGGAGCTGGAAAAGCAGGGGCTGACAGCGGAGGACATTCTCAGCTCGGACTACGTCTCCCGCACGGGGCTTTTTGATTTAACGACGGCGATTGACGACGTGGACGACACGGTGCAGATTCTCGAGCACTGGTTCCGTCAGCCGGTCGAGACGGTCATAGACGGCGAGACGGTCCCCGCCGGGGCGGTCGCCTGCTCGGTGCAGGCGGGCGGACGGGAGCTGAAGTACATCCCCAACTACTGGAAGAGGACGTGCAAGCAGAACAGGCTCTTCCCGTTCGTGCATTACTGGCGCATTCAGGACGAAAACCGCTTCTGGAACAAGAGCGAGCTTGCCGCGATTCTCGATCTCGTGGACGCCGCGGACCGGAAGCTCGCAATGAGCATTCTGAACGACACGTTCCTCGCGAACGACATCCTGCTTGTAGAGGACGGAGCGCTCGCCGACGGCGAGGAGCTGACGAACGAGCCGGGAACGGTCGTCCACCTCAAGCAGGGACGCATGGGAGGCGTGCAGCGGCTCGGCGGATTGCAGAGCATTGCCAACGGAGCGATGGGCATTGAGTTCTTCAAGAGCCAAATCGAGCGCACGAGCCGAAACTACGACACCAACACCGGAAAGGAGACGACCCGCGTTACGACGGCGACGGGCATTGCCCTGCTGCGGCAGGACGCGCAGGAGCAGTCGAGCATCAAGAGCGCGGACCGCGCCGCCGGGTTTGAACGACTCTACGAGCTGCTGGACTGGTCGGCGCTGGAGTTTTTCGACGACGACCGGATGCTGTACATCGGCGCGGACAAGCTGAAGGACCGCGAGGCGCAGGCTATGCCGTTCAATGCCGACAGCTTCACGGCGGTCATGCCGGCGGTGATGGACATGGCAGGGAACGTTGTGCGCGACGAATGGGAGTATTTCCCCCGTGTGGACGTGACGATCACGGCGGGAGACAGCATCGCCCACGGCAAAGCGCAGACGCTGAGTGCGCTGCAGGCGCTCACGCAGAGCCAGATCACGGCGGACAACTGGAAGCTCTACGCAGCGCAGCTCGATCTTATCGACCTGCCGGGCAAGCAGGAGATTATCGACGAGTGGAAGCGGAAATTCGGGGTGCCGGAGACTGCAATCCCTCAGTCGCCTGCGGCGACAGCTCCCTTTACACAAGGGAGCCTTTCACAGGGGGGTATTGACGCGGCGAGCCTTGAGGGAGCGATACCGGGGGCGCAGAGTCTCCCGATGCTGGGGGGTGCGCCGGTATGAAGTGTCCGAAATGCGGAATCGAAATGACCAAGACGAACGCGACGGAATGGGTCTGCCGAAACCCGAAGTGCATCAACTATCCGAGAGGAGAAAAGAAGAATGGCTAAAACGTATGAGCCGGTTTACTCCGCCGCGAACGTCGGAGTAAACAAAACGGATTACACCTCTCCGAGATCCAACGCGAACCAGACGCCGAGCAACACAAACAAGGGCGGATACAGCAAGGAGTATACCGAAGCGATACGGAACGGAAGTTATACGCCGCCGGGGTATTATCGTGACGGATTCGGGCTGCTGCTTCCGGGAAAGGAGCCGCCGGGACTGTCGGCGGCGGCAGAGGAAGCACTGAAAACCGCCAAACCGCCTGCGGCGTCGGAGACGCCGACGACGCCGGCGAATCCGGCAAACGGCTGGGACTGGGACTACATCGAGCGTCTGCGCCGGGAGCAGACGCAGCCGAAGGTGACGTATGTCGATGAGGACGGGAACGCGCAGAAAGGCACGACGGACGGGACGACGGAGGAGACCCCTGCCGAGCCGAAGCGGACGTATCTCGACGAGCTCCGCGACCAGTACCAGAAGATGTACGACGACGCCGTGAAGGCGAACAACGACGCGGCGAAGGCCGCCGCCGAGCGGGCGCTCGGGCAGGTGGAGCAAGGCGTCGGGGAGCTGGGAACACAGTACGGGAATCTCAACAAGCAGCTCTACCGAGACTACATGGAAAGTCTGCGCACTCTGCCGCAGGAGATGGCGGCGCGGGGGTACTCCGGCGGCATGAGCGAGTCCGCCCGGCTGGGGCTGGACACCGCCTACGGCGAGCGGCTCAACGAGAACGAGGCGGCGCGGCTCGCCGCCATTGCGAAGCTGCGGGAGCAGGGCGCGGACGCCGAGTATCAGGCAAACGCCGCGAGGGACCAGGCGAACGCGCAGGCGCAGCAGAATCTTTATGCCAACCTTGCGAACCTCCTTGCGCAGCAGCAGCAGGACAAGGCGCAGCGGGCGGAGAACATGGCGCAGTACGGCGACTTCTCCGGCTATCTCGATCTCGGCTACACGGAGGACGAGATCGCGAAGATGAAAAAGGCGTGGATCGCGGCGAACCCGTCCCTTGCGCGGACGCTCGGCTACGTCTCCGCGCCGGCGGCGCCGTCGTACAGCGGGTACTACTACGGCGGAAGCAAAAAAACGCCGACGCTTGAGGAAACCATCAAAGCTGGAATTGACGCCGGAGCGGATCGAATGGAGATCTGGAACAGCCTTGCGAACGACTACAGAGCGGGAAACATTACGCAGGAAGAGTTCAACAACGGAATCCATTACGCGGACTACCTCGACACGGCAAAGGCATACGGGCAGACGCCGTCGAGCGAAGGGTACTCCAAGTGGAAAGGGAAGAAAAAATGACAGAGCTTGAAAAGCTGGTGAACGAGAAAAAAGGAGGAAGCCGAAACGCGGCTTCCTCCAACAGCTATCTTTCGGAGATGGTCGAAAAGAAAAAAGCGGAGAGCAAGGCGTGGACGCCGTATGCCGACGCGGCAAAAGGAAACAGCGGGGCAAAGAATCTCTATGCCGCTGCTGCCCGAGCAATGCAGAACCAAAGCCGGACGCCGCCGTCGCTCTATGCCGACGCGGCGGCGCAGCTGAGGCAGCAGAGCGGGAACGCTGCCCGCGGATCAAGCTCGGTTCTCAAAACCATCTTCAATAAAGCGGACGACCGCACACCGACGCTGTACTCCGGGAAATACGCCGATTATATGAAAGCGGGCGACTATTCCGAGCTTTCCAAAAGCGCCGGCAGCAAGCGGCAGTTTTTCGGCGACGCGAAATACGATTACATCAACAACATTGCGAATTTCCGGTCACAGGCGGATCTGGCGCAGGCGCAGGGACGCGGGAGCGACTACGGGAAGTACGCCTTTATGACGAGCGACGAGGTCGGCGTATACAACTACCTCTACGCCACGCAGGGCAGAAGAGCCGCCAACCGGTTCCTGAGCGACATCGAGCCGGAGCTGGACAAGCAGTGGTATTCCGGAGCGAACCGCGGCACGGTGGAAGTGCTGGGCAAAAACGCGGGGACGAGAGCGCTTGCCAGCGCCATGACCGTTGCGGCGCAGCCGGTGCGGAATCTGACAAGCGTAATCGCCATGGGAGAGGACGCGGTCCGGTCGCTGCGCGGACAGGAGATCAATCCGTATTCCAAGTGGAGACAGCCAAGCAACATCACGCAGGAGCTGCGCGGAGACACGGCATCACACATCGAGGAGACAAATCCGGGTCTCGGCGGCAAGGTCGGCAGCTTTGTGTATAACACGGCGATGAGCGCCGCGGACAGCGCTGTGAATATGCTGGTTGCGAAAGGTTTCGGAGAAGCGGCAGGATTTTCGGGACCTGCGCTGATGTCGGCGACGAACGTCATCGGCTCGCTGGCGATGTCCTCGGAGGTGGCGTCCCTCTCCATTGCCGAGAGCAAGGAAAAGGGCTATTCCAACGAGGGGGCGCTCGCGCTCGGACTTACCCGCGGCGCCATTGAATTTGCCTCGGAAGCCGTCGGCGGCGAGTGGGCGATCAAAATCTTTAAACAGAACCCGCTGAATCTCGTGAAAAGCGTGCTGCTCGCTATGGCTCCGGAGGGCGTGGAGGAGGTGATGTCGGACGCGGCGAACGGCGCGGTAAACCTCGTGGTGGACGCGCTTTTCGGCACGCAGGAGAGCGGCATTCCCAAGATGCTGGAGTATTACAAGCAGAACGGCACGCCGTTCCAGAAGGAACACCCGGAGCTTGCGACGTTCGCCGCCGTTCTCGGACAGGAGGGGCTTTCCTTCCTCGGCGGCGCACTTGCTTCCGTCGGCAGCAGCACCGTACAGAGCTACAGCAATAAACAATACGTTAACTATGTGGCGGAGCAGCTGGACACGACGGCGCAGGATGTCGTGCAGATGATGCGGGACGCGAAAACGGACGACCCCGGCGTTGTGTACGCATTGGCGGAGCTGGTGGACGCGAAGAACGCGGACGAACTCCGGGCAAAGGTCGGCACGGGGAAAGACATGAAACGCGCTGCGACGTATCTGACGCAGCAGATGGAGGCGGGAGCGCGTTCCGATGCGAAGGAGAGTACTTATACTGCCAAGACGAAAAACGCGCCTGTGGGCGCACAGAGGGCGCAGAACGAAGGAATCGGCACGACGCCCGCGGCGGCGATCAACATTCAGGAGGGAATGAACAATGGACAGAGTACTTATAACCGGGAAGAAAGCGGGGCTGCTTATGTCGGTTCCCGCGGACAAGCTGCGGAAGGCGCCGAAGGAGGGCTACAAGCTCTCACCGGAGGCCGAACGGAAGTTCAACGAGGCGTGGGAACGGACGCGCAAGCGGATCTACGGCAAGTAACTCCGGCGCAGCTCGGCATCCGAAACGGCGGCACGGAGACCGTGACCGTCGTGGACGCGCGGAAGATCGGCGGGGACGCAGCGAGAGCGTATAATCTTCTCGCGGCGAACAATATCGAGCCGGTCGCGGTGCGCGGAGCCATTCAGGTGAACAACGGCTACGCGAACGCCTATACCGAGAGCGGGAGGGCGTTCTTCCGCGTGGACGCCGTGGACAGCCGCGGCAACGCCATCAGCCCGGAGGCACTGGCGCGGCACGAGCTGTTCCACAACTACATCTCCGAGGAGGTTTTGCAAGCGTCGGACGAGGTGATCCGCGAGAGCATGACCGCCGAGGAATACGACGCCATGCGGGATGCCTATAAAGCGGACTACGCAGGAGTCTACGATTTCGCAAATATGAGCGTGGACGAGATCGAGCGGCTGCTCACCGAGGAGATCGCGGCGGACGCTTACGCAGGACTGAACTGGTTCTCCGGCAACGCGCCGGTGCAGGAGGCCGTGCGCACCGAGACAGAAAGAAACGCCCCGGCCCAAAGGGCAGAGGCGCAGCAGCGGACGACAGGACCGCCGGAGGGGCGGGGCGCAATTGTTGTCCTTCCGGACGGGAAAAAGTACGTGCAGGCTGACCGGCAGGTTATTTTCGGAAACGACCCGGCGAGCTGGGCTGACCAGATCGAGGGGTACATCAACCGAAAGATCCGCAGCGGCGAGGACGTGATCCTCACGACGGATTCCGGGGACGTATTGAAGATCACGAAGGACACCGCCGGGAAGGCGAGCTTCCGGAACTATGTGACGGACGAAAACGGACGTCGCCGTCCGATGACCGATTCGGAATACGAGGCGAAGCTGAATGCCGAGGCGCACATAGACGAGCTTGCGAGAGTATCCGAGAGAATCAACAAAAACGCCAGATCGGACGAGACATCGGCGGATGGGCGTCCAATTCACGGAAAATTTGCGGAAAATGGCTGGCTTTACCGCGAGGCATGGTTTCAAGACTTTGATGGGCAGTATTACCGAGTGACGATTTCTATTGCGGATGGAGACAAGGGCGTTGTCGTTTACAACGTGGGGGAAATGAGGAAGAGGACTTCCCCCGCCAGAAAGCGTGGCTCTTCCGATTCCGTTACCGAAACCGGCGCTCAACAGGGGAAATCCTCTTCTACGGTTACTATACGCCAGACGGAGGGGAATAGTCAAGAAAAATCTTCCGGCAAAGCGAGCGTAGAGGTGGAAAACCGGACAACGGATAACGAAAAACAAGAGAAGGAAAAGCTCTCCCTTTCCGAGAACGAGAAGTACCGGAATACAACCGTGAAAACGGCAGAAACCCGTACCGTCCAAAATGTGGCGGAGTATGAAAAGCGGATAACTCGCATGGAAAAACGGCTGGAGACCGGCAGTCAGGCGACGCTGAACGAGGGGGGCGGCAATTTCTACCGGGTGAACATCCGTGAGGAAAGTGGGAACTACTACGCCTTTGTCAGTGACGGAAAAAACGTTGTCGCCAAACATCAGTCGGGGTCCAAAATGCAGGCAATCCGCTGGGCAGGGGACCATGTGCGAGCGGAGATTGCGTCGCGCATTCTCTATAACCCGGACGCGAATCTCCGCGGCAGTTATCAAAGCGATTTGAAAAGTGCAAAAAACGGGAAGTATCCTGTGTTCAAAACCAAGAGCGGGACAGGGGTGCAGACCGTCCCGTTTTGGACGTGGGTACGGGACAAATCCGGGCGTTATGGGCTTGTCGTCGGGAAGGACATAAACGGAGCTGTGCGTGCGTGGTTTCCTTTCGGCGGCGATGGAAGCGGAACTGTCGTTTCAGCCCCGAACACAACGCTGTATGCCGTGGAAGGCAACTACGAAAGCCGGGCATGGAACAACGAGATTGCCGCAGACGCACTGGACACCGCGGAAGGAAATGCCGAAGCCGACAAGCGCCGGGAATGGTTCCGAAAGATGGCGCAGCAGGACCGGCAGAAAGCTGCCCGGCTGATGAGAAAGGACGAGACGCTTGCCAGAGCCAACCGCGAGTATGGACGCCCGGCGCCGGACAAGGGCGCGGGGCAGGTATACCGCGAGCTGATGAGCAGCGGAAAGTCCGAAGTGGCGGCGCCGATCTCAATGGATCAGCCGAGGACGACCGTGTACAAGGTCAAGCTGGAATCCGACGCGCTCGGCGTCAATCATACCGCGACGATCCAGCACGCGGGGAGGCAGATATACAAGGAGTCCAGCCCCTTGAAGGAAGTGGCGGCACGAAACGCCGCAGAGTACGTCGATGCACAGGCAAACAAAAATTTCTCGGAGGAAAATTTCCAGAGAGCGAAGAAGCTGGAGGCGGAAAGAACCGCCGAGGAGGACGCCCGCATCGCCGAGCTGTTCGGAGATTCCGAAGATGCGGCTGCCGCCGAGCAGGAGAAAAAACGGACGGCGGCAAGACTGGAAGCTGCCACGACGGACGAGGCAACGGCAGGGAAAATCACTACCGAGGTCACAAAGGCGGCGAAGAGCTTCCGGGAGAATCTGGAGAGCATTTCGAGCGGCGCTATGCGGATGTTCGTGAACGCCGGGGACACGGTGCGGCGGATCGCCAAGGCGACCGGAAACAAAAGTCTGGAGGGCTACTACTTCAACGCCGGGGCGTATTCGCAGCGAGCGGGAAACTGGATCGCCAAGGGCGGCGCACGCACCGACATCGACGGACACAAGATCGGATCAAGTCTGGCGGACACGCTTGCACCGATGCGGAAGAATGAGGCGAAGTATCGGGATTTCCAGCTGTATCTCTACCATATGCACAACGTAGACCGCATGATGTACGACAACTCCGCGGAGATAGCGAAAATCAAAGAAAATCTTAGATGGGTGAAGGACAAATTCCCCCAGCTTCGGGAGCTGTCTAAAAACGAGCTGCGGCAGATCGTGGAATATGACGGCGATTCGCCGGTCGTGCGGGCGGAGGCGCATGAAGTGTTCCTTGCTGCCCACAAGGGCGAGCCGCGCAGAATAACGTCCGTTGCGACCGCCGCCGCGTATGTGCTGGAGCTGGAAAAGCAGAGAAGCATTGCGGAGCGGCAGGGACTGAAGCCCGTGTTCGGATACGAAGTGACGGCGGAAGAAAGCCGCGAAACGGCAAAGCTGCTGGAGGATACCAACCCGGAGTTCAAGCAATGGGCAAAGGAAGTATACAAGTATTCCGACGACCTGCTCGCTTACCGCGTCAGAGCGGGACTCATTACGGCGGAGTATGCTCGGAATCTGCAGAAGCGCTACCCGCATTACGTTCCCACGCTGCGAGAAGGAACAAACAGCAGGGCGGGGAGAAAAGCCCGGAAAAACGGCGGGATTACCGTGTCGAACGCCATAGGAAGAGCTGTAGGCGACGACGCTGTGCTGCTGCCGCTGCACACCGCACTGAGCCGGAAAACGGTATCCGTGATGCGAAACGCCGGCATAAACCAGCTCGGAGCCGCGCTGCTGGACGAATACGAGGGCAACAAAAAGCGTGTGGAAAAGTATATCTGGAATGTTGCGGAAAGCGAGTATACGCCGACGGACGCCGTCATCGAAAGCGACGAGGATTACCAGCCGGTATTCCAAAACATCTTCTCGGTGAAGCGCGACGGAAAGGTTTACGACATCACGATGGACGAGGGGCTGACGCAGGCGCTGAATGCGTTCCAGCCGGCCAAATACGGGAATCTCCCCGTAGCACAGGGACTGAAGAAGCTCAACGACCTGTTCAAGGCTCTATGCACCGGATATAACCCGATCTTCATGGTGCGAAACCTTGTGCGAGACGCGCAGGACGCGGCGTTCTACTCTACGGACTCGGCAACATGGGCGAAAATGTTCCCGTCGGCGTGGAAGCAGATCGTGACAAATGGCGAGATCTGGCAGCAGTACAAGGCGCTGGGCGGCTCCTACGCCTCCATGCTGGACTATACGACCGGCATGGTGAAGGAGCCGAAGAGCGCCGCCGGAAGGCTCACGGCAAAATATGAATCGCTGGGGCAGGCTATTGAAGCTGCGCCCCGTCTTGCGGAGTTTATGACCATCCTTGCCAACAAGGGCGGGAGCAAGACGGTGAACGGAGTAAAAACCGGGAAATTCACGCAGAGCGACCTTATGGAGGCGATGCTGGGCGCGGCGGACATCACGACAAACTTTGCCCGCGGCGGCACGGTGACGAAGATGCTGAACAAGTACCTTGTGCCGTTTCTCAATCCGTCTGTGCAGGGCGCGGACAAGTTTGTCCGGAACATCACCGACCGGAAGGGCTTCAAGGCGTGGGCGTCTCTTGCGATCAAGGCGGCGGCGCTCGGCATTCTGCCGGAGCTGCTCAACGGGCTGCTGTACCGCGACGATGACGAGTGGGACGACATCCCCGACCAGACGAAATCGAACTACTACCTTTTCAAGCTCGGCGACGGCTACTGGATAAAAATTCCGAGGGGCCGAGCGCTGGCGGTGTTCTCGGCCGGAGCGACGTATGCGCAGGAAAAGGCAAAGGGGAACGACCCGAAGTTCTCCGACGTGATTGAGGTCGTGAAGAGCAACGTCGCGCCGACGGACATTTTTAACCAGAACATCGCGACGGCGTGGACGCAGACAAAGCTCCTCAACCCGGACAACCCCGGAACGACGTGGTACGGCGGGAACATCGAGAGCGAGAGATTGCAGAATTACCGGCCGGGCGAGCGGTACGACGAGAAAACGGACGAGCTTTCCAAATGGATCGGAAAAACGTTCAACCTGTCGCCGAAGAAGATCAATTATTTGTTGGATCAGTACTCCGGCGTGGTCGGAGATCTTCTGCTGCCGTGGCTCACGCCGTCCGCGACGGCGAGCTCCCCGGCGCTGGCGCCACTCAAGCAGGCGTTCATGCTCGACAGCACGAGCACCAACAAGACCATGGGCGAGTTCTACGATCTTCTGGACGATCTCAAGTACGACGCGAACGACGGCGACATCGGAGCGGGCATCACGCGGAAATACGTTTCCCATGCCGGCGACGAGGTGAACGACTACTACCAGCAGATCCGCGCAATACAGAGCGACGAGAACCTGACCAAGGCCGAAAAGAACCGGCTTGTACGGGCGCTGAAGGCGCAGCTCATCGAGCGGCAGAAGGAAATCATCGCGCAGGCCGAGCCGTACCGCGAGGCGGTGAGCGACTATCTCAAGGCGCACCCGGAGCTATCGACCGACAACGACGCGGCAATCGCCGAGTACGCCGAGCTGTACGGCATCACCGAGGACCAGGCGGAGAGCCGCATGGACGCCATCGTTTACCGCGAAGCAAACCGCGAGGTATTCGGCGCGGAGTACGCGCTGCGCACCTACAACGCGGACGTCTACGACAAGGCCCGCACCGCGTATGCAAAGGGAGTATCCTACGAGACGTACTACGACTACTACTTTGCCACAAAGGAGATGCACGCCGACAAGGACGAGAACGGCAAGAGCATTTCCGGATCGAAAAAGGCGAAGGTTGTTGAGTACATCAACTCGCTCGATATTCCGCCGGAGCAGAAGGACGCCC